GAAGCCGCCCAAGCCCTCACCACCCTCGCCTCCGATAACAAGGCGCTGGGGGAAGAGCGGGATGAGGCGCGGCGCCGTCTTGCCGCTTCGCTCACGGCCGCTGCGAAGGCATGGGAAACGGCCGGCGTGGACGCGCTGGGGATTGATCGGACGCATCTGTTCCGTCGGGAAAACGATGACCCTGCGGAATATGAGGCCCTTCTTCGTGCAGCAAGACGAGCGACTGACGCCGAGCTTCGCGCCGAGTCCGCCGAAGCCCGCGTGAAGGCGCTGGAGGAGGCGCTGAAGCCGTTCGCCAACTTCGCGATGGACAACACTGACGGCGACGGATGGGCCGGCAACCGCTGCGAACGAGACCGGATCGCCGACTGGTTCGGGCCTTCGGATTTCCAAGCCGTCCTGGCCGCCCTCTCAGCACAGGAGGGGAAGTGATGGGCCAAAAACTGACCAAGGCGCAGCGCGAGTTCTTAGAGCGTCTGACGGCGTGTGGTCCCGGCCCGGCTGACCCAGGGTATGGGCCAGCCCGAGCGGCCCTGAAGGCAGGCTACGTCACGCGTGAAATTCGCCGCAACAAGATGCGCCTGCACATCTTCACCATCACACCCACCGGCCTTGCCGCCCTCTCCACCAAGGGAGGCGGGGATGCTGAGTAAGGAACCGCCGCGCGCTCGCGACGAGTTCGAGCGCTATCCGGCACTGGCATCGTGGATTGAACGGCTCGGCAACACCGACATGAACCTGCCTCTGGGCGAATGGTGCGTGTTCGTTGGCGCGTTGAACCACGCCCTTCAAGCCGCCCGCTCCGAAGCCGAGCGGGACGATCCGACCGAGGGCCTGTCCGGCAAGGTGACCGCGATCGCCCGCAAGGCCGGGTCCGGCGCATTACTTGATGGCGGCGAGATCGAGCTGATCGAAGAAGCTGCGCGCCGCTTGGCTGACGACGACGCCAGGATGCAGAGGGCGGCGGAGGCGCTTAGGCCGTTCGCGGAGGCGTGCGCCCATCTTCACCCGTCGCAACCGGACAATGGCGTGACGCTGGACGGGTTCAAGGTCGCCGACTTCCGCCGCGCTGCTGAGGTCTATGCCGCCATCTCTCAGGCTCCGTCCGATGAGTAAGGGGGCATCCCAGGGAGCGGAGGCGTCGCGCCCGGCCGGCGGCCGTGAATGGCCGATGAGCCTGAACCCCGAAAAGCTGTCCTACACGATCAACGAGGCCTGCCGGGCCCTCGGGTTCTCCCGCACGACCATCTACAAGCTGGTCAGGGAAGGAGAGCTTCAGACCTTCACGTGGTGCGGGCGGACGCTGATCCGGGCCGACGTGCTGAAGCGGGCTCTGGATCGGGCTAGCGGGGAGAAGGCGGCGTGAACTTGCCTCTTGGCGAGAACCGCGCTATCTCGGCGCCATGTCGAACGCATCGACCATTTCCGGCCGACAGACGACCGATCTCGGATCGTCTAACGGTAGGATTCCGCGCTTTGAACGCGGCGATGCTGGTTCGACCCCAGCTCCGAGAGCCACACGACGGCGCAGCTACCCGCGACCCAGCCTCTAAGGCTGGTGAACCTGGGCGTAGCTCAGTCTGGTTAGAGTACCGCGCTTGGAACGCGGGGGCCACAGGTTCGAATCCTGTCGCCCAGACCACCAGCACCCAATCGGAGACCTGATATGCAAGTGCTAGAAGGCGCGCGCGGCGGCCTGATCAAGGCGTGGATCGACGGCGTTCAGGTCGAGGACCAGGCGCGCCAGCAACTCGACAACATCGCGTCCATGCCGTTCATCCACAAGCACGTCGCGATCATGCCCGACGTTCACTGGGGCATGGGCGCGACGGTCGGCTCTGTGATCCCCACGAAAGGCGCGATCATCCCGGCCGCCGTGGGTGTCGACATCGGCTGCGGAATGATGGCGTTGCGCACCTCGCTCACCGCCTCCGACCTTCCCGACAATCTCGCTGGCATCCGCTCGGCCATCGAAGCGGCGATCCCGCATGGCCGCACCGACAACGGCGGCGCGAACGACCGCGGCGCCTGGGGCGACCTCACCGACGAAGGCGCAGAATGGTGGGCGACCCTTGCGGACGGCCTGGCGCCCCTCGTGGAGAAGCACCCCAAGTTGACGCAGCAGGCTCAGCGTGCGCCGTTGCACCTGGGTACGCTCGGGACCGGGAACCACTTCATCGAGGTGTGCCTGGACGAAGAACAGCGCGTGTGGATCATGCTTCACTCCGGCTCGCGCGGCATCGGCAACCGCATCGGCTCCTACTTCATCGAGCGCGCCAAGGAAGACATGCGCCGCTGGTTCATCAACCTGCCCGATCAGGACCTGGCCTATCTGCCGCATGGCTCAGAGAACTTCGCCGACTACATGAAGGCTCTGAACTGGGCGCAGGGCTACGCGCGCACGAACCGCTTCATGATGATGGGCGCGGCCATCGCGGCGCTGAGGGAGGCGATTTGGCGGCCGTTCGAGTGCGATAGCGAGGCGGTGAACTGCCACCACAACTACGTCGCCACCGAGCGCCACTTCGGCCAGGACGTGTTCCTGACCCGCAAAGGCGCGGTGAAGATCACGCCGGACACGCTCGGGATCATCCCCGGCTCGATGGGCGCGAAGTCCTTCATCGTTCGCGGCAAGGCCGGCGCGCCGTTAGCGGAAGCCTTCTGTTCGTGCAGCCACGGCGCCGGTCGCTCAATGTCCCGGAACGAAGCCAGGCGGCGCTTCACGGTCGAAGACCACATCGCCGCGACCGAAGGCGTGGAGTGCCGGAAGGATGCGGAAGTCATCGACGAAACGCCGATGGCCTACAAGGACATCGACGCGGTGATGGCGGCTCAGGCGGATCACGTCGAGGTCGTCCACACCTTGCGGCAAGTCGTGTGCGTGAAAGGTTGATCGGCTCGCGCTCGTAGCTCAGTGGATAGAGCATCGGTTTCCGGAACCGAGGGTCGGAGGTTCAAGTCCTTCCGAGCGCGCCGAACGGCCTCACATTGTCAGCCCGCTTCGCCAGATACGCCGCCCACGCCTCCATCAACTTCCGGCGCTTGAGCAGTGCGTCGCCCCGCCGATAGGCCCGCTCCGTTTCGTCTCCGCTCAGGTGCGCCAGGGCCGCCTCGATCACGTCCCGCTCGAAATTCGTGCAGTCGCCGGCCCAATCTCGGAAGCTGGACCGGAAGCCGTGCACCGTCGCCTTTCCGGCCAGCCCCATGTCGTCCAGCACCCGATCCATGGCTGCGGTGGAGAGGGGCTTTCCCTTGCGGTGCAGGCTCGGGAAGATCCAGTCCGAAGGCGTGTGGCCGTCTGGCGGCTTGACCTTCTCCAGGACGTCAAGGGCGGCTTGCGGGAGCGGAACCCGATGCTCCCGCTTCATCTTCATCCGCGCGGCCGGCACGGACCACAGGTCGCCGTCAACCTCCGCCCAGGTGGCGAAGATCGCTTCCGAGGTTCGCGCCGCCGTCAGGATCGTGAACCGCAGCGCATAGGCCGCCATGGTGTCTCGCTCGGCGAGCTCAGCCATGAACGCCGGGACCTCTGCATAGGGCATCGCCCTGTGGTGGCGAACGGCGGTCGATCGTTTCTCAAGGAGGTGCTGGAGGTGGCCTTTCCAGCGCGCCGGGTTCTCCCACGCGCCCGCAATCAGCCCCTTGGCTCTGGCCGCGTCCAGCACGGCCTCGATCCGCATCCGCATCCGGCGGCCGGTTTCGGGTCGGGATTTCCAGTAGGGCTTGAGTGCGGCCAGCACGTCATCGGTCCCGATCTCGCCGGGCGGCTTGTCCTTCAGTGCGCCGGTCCATTCGGTCATCATCTTGAGCCACGCGGCACGGGCTTTCGCGGCCTTGGGTGCGACGACGGGGGCGATCTCCCGGCTCCACGAGGCGAAGGTATGCCCGACTGGCTCAGGGGCCTCCTTGGCCTTCCGCTCGGCCTTGCGGACCTCGACCGGGTTGAGACCGGCCCTGAGCTGATCCTTGGCCCAATCCCTGAGCGCGCGGGCTTCGGTGACGTTTACCTCCGTCGCGCCGCCCAGCCCCATCTCGGCGCGCTTGCCGGCCCAGCGATAGACTAACACCCAGCGGCGGGATTTGGCGTCGATCCGCAGATAGAGGCCGCCGCCGTCCGCGTACCAGCCCGGGGCCTTGGCCTTGCCGATGGCGAGGCCGGTCAGCCGATTGAGCGTCCGAGCGGCCACCTAGGCGACCTTGGAGCCTAATTTGGAGCCTAACATTCACCCCCCGCATAGCCGCGTTCAACCGCTGACAACAGCGCACAACTACCCGGGGAATCGCAGGGGCCGCAAGGGGGAAACGGAACAGATGGCGCACGGCCGGCGCCGCCTAATGCCGCTCCTTCGACCTCTGCCCGGGGAGCCAGCCCGTCGAGGGGAAATGATGTTTTGGACCGGCTGTGTCCTAACAATGCTCCTAACATGGGTCGCTCCCTATGGCCGGGCCGCCCCTTGACTCCCCTCCCCGCCTGACGCTTTCCGAGCGGACATGCCGTTCCGCGTCCCTGGCCTCATCCCCGACTACAGCATCGGCGAGCTGATCGAGCGCGCGTGGTTGCTCCGCGCCCGGTGCGGCGTTTGTCGGCATGAGAAGCGCTGGCCGGTGGCCGAACTGCGCACAGCCTTCCCGGCTGAAGCCACGCTCTTAGCGATCTGCGCCAAGCTGACGTGTTCCGCTTGCGGGTCTGACGAGGGCCTGCTGGACGTGCTGCAGGACAATGCGGAGACCTCTCGGCGGGACCTGGCGCGGGTGAGGCGCGAGGAGCGCGAGGGGAAGCGGTAGCTGGGGGACCGTAAGCGTCCTTGCGGGTGGCTTAGGCCCTCCGGCGAGCCAGAGGGTCGCTATTTCTTTCGCTCGCGGCGCTTCAATTCTCGCTCGATTGCAGCGCGGATCGCGTCAACCCTTGGCTCTTCGCCGCGCACTCTGTCCAGTCGCGCCAGCATGTCCGCCGTGAGCGGCAGAACGATGCGGACCGGGAAGAGCTTCGTGCGCGGCATCTTCGCCGGTTTCCCGTATATATCGGCCGCCGTCAAATCGCGCTCCGTTCGTACATACGGTTATTGACATAACGTATATATCAATTAGGGTCAATATCGTAGATACGAAAGCATCGGGGCAGCTGAATGAGCGAACGTCGATTCACGGATAAGCCGGACCTTGCGCCATGGGCCGTTCGCGGCCTTGACGCTTCGCACCCGGCGATGGTGGAAGGCCGGACCCTCTTCCCCAGCACGGTTGTCGAGGTGACGGAGGACGCGCCGGACCGGCTTCTCGTCTCCGGCCGCAACAACCGAAAGCTCGGAGCGACCGTCGAAAAGGGCCGCTTCAAGGGCTATGCGCTCTACGGCCTATCGCTTGAGGAGCGGGCGACGTGCCCTGTCGACTGCACGGTGCGCGACATCTGCTACGGCAACGGGATGCAGATGGCCCGGCGTCATCGAATCGGCAACCCGGATGTGTTCTACGATCGGCTGGGCTTCGAAATCTGCGACCTTCTGGACGAGCACGACGGGTTGCTGATCCGTCTCCATGTGCTCGGCGATTTCCCGAGCGTCGAATACGTGGCGTTCTGGTTCGACGTGCTGGCCGAGCACGAAAAGGTGGCGATCTACGGCTACACTGCGCGGCAGACGACCGCCTGGGGCGGCGATGAGATCGGCGACGCGATCGAGGCGCTGAAGGATCAGTACCCTGAACGGTTTCGCATCCGGTGGAGCTCGCCGACCGCGCGGCCGGACGGGGCGCTGGTGATCGGCAACGTCCCGAAGACGCCGCGAACGCCTGACGGGATCGTCTGTCCCGCGCAGACCGATGCGACGGCCTGCTGCGCGACCTGCGGCCTTTGCTGGGACGCGCCGAAGGACGCCATCCTCTTCGTGAAGCACGGTCCGAAGTCGGACGGTGCGGCGGCGGAAACCGCGATGGAAGCCTCCCGAGAGGTGGTAGCGCCCCAAGAACGGTCCGAGGATAATGCGCCGACGAAAATCGCCGAAGCGGAAACCGGCGATTTACGGCGGGTTGAACCCCTTAACCTGCTTCCCGCGCCAAAGCCCCTGCAGAACATCGCGCCAACCCCAGAACCTCGGCTCGTCGCCCCTGTGGATCTACGCATTGAAGCGACGTACCAGCGGGACCTTTCCTCGCGCTCCATCAGTCTCATCCGGAAGATCGTGAACGGCTGGGACTGGGCCAAGTTCAAGCCGCCGATCTGCGCCGAGGGCGAGGACGGCCTTTGCGTCATCGACGGCCAGCACACCGCCATCGCAGCGGCGACGAGGGGCATCGCGAAAATCCCGGTGCTCGTGGTCACGGCCAAACTAATAGAAAAGCGGGCGGAGGCGTTCGTCTCGCACAACCGCGACCGGCTGAATGTTTCGCCGTTCCAACTCCTTTATGCGGAGGCGGCGGCGGGCGACACCACGGCCCAGAAGGTTTTGGAGCTCGGGCGGCTCACGGGCGCCGTTATCCCGCGATCTGCGCCTTCTGCTTCGAACGTGAAGCCGGGGACGATCTTGAGCATCACCGATCTGCGACAAACGGTCGGCGCGGGAGACGTGGCCACCGTCGAGCGCATCCTGCGCATCGCCGTAATGATTGAGGCCAAGCCGCTCAGCCGTATGCTATTTCGGGCGCTCCGTATGCTGCTGTCGACTGACCACTTTGCCTGGGTCGCTCGCCTGAAGGACAGCGCCATCGCCAACGCGATAGCGGACCCGGACATCCTCAATGAGATGGCGCGTGACCGCGCCGCTCAGACCGGCGAGTCCAATGTGCGGGCCTGTGCCTCGATCATCGCCGAAGCCTGCGCCGAGATGACCGGCCGCGCCGCATGAAGTCGCTGGCTGATGAGATCCTAGACGCGCTTCCGGCCCTCCTGGCGAAGGAGCCGGATGGGGCGGCCGTCTCGACTGTGGCCGCTCACCTCAGTGTGGGGGCGCCTTTCGCCAGGGCCGCCATGAAGACGCTCGGCGAGACGGGACGCGCGCTTCATTTTCGTTACCCCGGCTCCCGGCGGATGCGTGTAGCGCCGCTCGGGTTCCTCGGGCCGCGCGTCGTCTGCGCGAACTGCTGGGTCGCCTTCCGGCGCGAAGGACGTTCGACCCGCATCTGCTGCACGCGCTCGTGCTCCAATGCATGGGCGTGGGCGCGGCCTGGGGCGACTGAGCGGCGAAGCGCGGCCATCCGCAAGGCCAAGGCAACCCCCGAAGCCAGGGAGCAGCAACGGCGCCACAATGAACGCCGCTGGAGCGATCCTGAACAGCATGAACGGCTGAGCCGTCAGAACCGCGAACGCTGGTCCGACCCCGCACAGAAGGCTCGCCGTAGCGCTGCGATCCAGCGCGTGAACGGCTCGCCCGAGGCCAGGGCCATCCACGCCGACCGCCGGCGGCGCTATTGGCAAGACGAAGACAACCGCAAAAAGCACGTTGCGGCGATACGGGAGGCTCGTCAGAGGCCAGAGGTCCGCGCAAGACAATCCGAGGAGATGAAGCGTCGCTGGGCGGACCCAGTTCTGCGCGCGAAATATCTCGCAGCGACGGCAGAGAACCGGAAACTTGCCGCCGAGGCCACACGCGGCAAGCGCCAGTCAGCCGAACTGATAGCCAAGCGAACTGCGGCCATGAAGGCGACCAAGAAGGCCCATCCGCGCAAGCAGTCTCCGGAGCATATCCGCAAGCGTCTGGAGAGTATCGCGCACAACAAGGCCTTGCGAGAACGAGGGGCGGAAAATTGATTTCGACCGCTGTTCGGTGTGTAATCGGAGGGTGTCCGGTCGCATTCGAGCCGGAGAGCGCTGAAACGAAAAAAGCCCCCGGCGTGAGCCGAGGGCCTTAGGTGGGCGGCGGGAGGAAGCGCGGCGGCTCAGGCGGCGACGGCTTCCTGCCATTGAGGCGCGACCTGCACGCCCCAGCGGGCCCCGATGAAGGCGTCCTCACGGGCGAACGGCGGCGGGATCGGATAGGTCCCCCTCTCCGGGTCGGCGAAGTTCTCGGTGTCCCACCACGAGGGGGCCTTCACGTAGCCGCCGTTGCCGCCGATCCGGACGGCGCGGTACATGACCTCGCGGACCACGCCATCCACGCCATCGACCTTCATCAGCGCGTGGAAGGCGTCATCATAGAGGGGGCGCTTGCCCGGCTCGCCCACCGCATAGCCGAAGTCATGGGATAGCGCCGCCCAGGCCCACGGCCCCAACGGCTGAAGCGAGAACACCGTCGCCATGGTCGCCAGCAGCGGGATCGAGGCGAAGTCGGTGACATAGCCTCGCGGGATGCGCTGCCAGCCGAACGGGAGCCGCCGGTAGATCGTCCGCTCCACGACATAGAGCGGATGCCGGTCCCGGGCGTAGGCGGGCAACGGATAGGCCGGGAGGGGGCCTTCCGCCGGGCCGTCGATGATCAGCGGCGAGTGCGTCACGGCTTGACGTCGGCGCCGACGGCTGCGGATGACGGCCCGAGCGCGGCCGAAGCGGCCGGCTGCTTCCCGATCGCGCATTGGACGTGCAGGCTCCCCGTGGGCGGCAGGGGCGGCGTCCAGTCTAGGTTGCCGTAGCCCCCGCAGGCCTGGCCAACGGTGTCGTTGAAGGCCTTCACATTGGCCATGAACTGCTGCGGGTTCGTGGCTGCGTTGAGGTTCGCGGCCGTGGCCTTGGCGTCGGCGGCGGGATTGCCGGTCAGTTGCAGCGTGCCGCAGCCGGCGAGGCTCAGGCTCGCGAGCGCAAGACCCGCGATCAGGTGGAGTTTCATGGTCCTCTCGGGGTTGGGCCCTTGGCGGGCGGGGTTGGGCCGACATAGGCGAGGTAGGCGCCGATCCAGGCGGTGGAGATGACCTTCTGCGCCACGTCCAGCGGGACCTTGCCCGCGCAGACTAGGGCGTGGAGGCGGTTCTCCAGCCGGTCCTTGGCGTGGGCGTTCCAGGGCGTGGTGATGTAGCTCTGCGGCCAGAGGTTGGATGCGTCGTTCGATCCCCCGAGCTCCAGGGAGATCAGGTGATCGACTTCGAAGGGCGCCCCAGGTCCATGCGGATCGAGCCCGTAGGCGGCGAACACCTTGCGCTTGGTGGCGGCCGTCACGTGCCGCACGCCCGGCCGGGACGTGTAGCCGCGCTGACAGATGACGGTGACCGAGGCCGCGGGGTTCACCGCGCCCGGCGTCTTGGCGGGATCGGGGACTTGCGGCAGCGCCAGAGCTGCCGCGAGGACAACCGCCAGCATCACGCCCCTCCCCCGTTTAGGTGACGCAGGATGCTATCGCGCCAAGCCGCACAGACCAGGGCCGCGAACAGCCCGGCCACGCCCAACACGCACAGCACTCCGACGGCGAAGCCCGCGAGGAAGTCGATCACGCCCCCGCCTCCAGCGCCTCGGCGAACCGCCGCGCGTAGTCGGCGATCAGGTCGGCGCGATCCGTCCCATTGATCACCCGCCGCGCAGCCATGAACTCGGCGCGGGTGGCGTGGCCCGCGGCCGGCAGGAAGTCCCGCAGTTTGCGGTCGGTGAACCAGCCTTCCGCCATGCCGCGCACCAGGATCTTCGCGGCCAGCGAGGGAGTCAGGGCCAGGTCCGGGTTGTCCACCAACACGCCGGCCAGCCCGAGCTCGCGGTCGGCGCGGGCGTAGCCTCCGCGCCCGGTGAGCTGGACGTAGCCCCGTCCGCAGTACCGCACCCCGTCGCCCGGCTCAGTGTTTCCCAGGCGCGCCGCCACTTCCGGCCGCAAGCCTTCCGGGTCGTACATGCGGGCGAGATAGGCGTCGGATCCGTACTCGCGGACCGGCTGCATCGTGTGGGCGGTTTCGTGATAGGCCGTCGCCATGCCATAGGCGGTCCAGCTTTCCGGCCACGCGCTACAGGCCGTCAGGAGGGCGTTGCAGCCGGCGACTTCCGAGGCGCTGAGCGAGGGGCCAAGAAGCCCGGCGCGCAACGCGTCGAAGAACCGCTTGGGGCGCTCAAGTTGCATGGAGCCTCCCGCCGTCATCCGGCGTCAGGGGGAAGTGTGGGAGCGGATGGGGGTGTGCGGGTTAGGCGGCCTTGCGGACCATGCGCAGGTAGGCGACCGCCGGTTCCGGCTCGTAGAAGTGCTTGACGCGCTCTGGGCTCGTCACCGGCTTTCGGGGATCTACGACCAGGGCCACGGCTGGTGAGACATGGCGGTCCAGGAACCCATGATCCTCGGCATAGTCGTCCACCACCTTGAACGCCGCGACTTGGTAGCAGAACGTCAGAAGCCCGGTCAGCGGGTCCTTCTCGATGGTGTCCCCGGAAATGTGTTTGTCGAAGCCCAGGAGGATGTTGTCGCGCATACCCATTCGGGCGGCGCGCTTGATGCCGTGGACCTCGTTCCACATCGAGCGGCCCGGCCAGCGGTGACGGGCCGAGATCGAAACCTCATGCCCGCCGGGTGTGCGCAGGATTACCCGCAACGACTTCTGGCGATGCGTGACGCCGTGCTTGCGCATCAGCATCCCGAGAACATCTGAATGGCCACTCCAGTCATCGTGGTTCCCCGAAACGGAGGCGATCAAGTGGGGGCCGATCTGATCCAGGTAGTATTCTAGCAAAATCCAGCCCTCAGGGGCAGGAATTTCGGACGTGGCATATAGGAATTGCAGCGGTTTGACCCAATTGTCGAGCCAATCCCCTCCACCGAAACCATGGACGTGCTTGGTATGGTCCAGTATATTGATCCATCGCTCCCATAGCTCCAGGTCGGTTCCTGGTGAGTCGAGGTGCGGATCGCCGATCGCGACGAGGCAGAACGGCTTGTCATCGGCGAGGTGGATCAAGGTGGCGTTGCGGCCGTCGCCTGGCGTTTTGTAGCGCTCGAACTCAGCCTTCCGGGCCGCCGCGATCTCCGCGCCAGGCCGCCAACGGGAGGGATTGGCTTCGGCGCGGGGCTTGGTCAGCCCGGCCGCAGCGGCATGGTCGAGGCGCTCCTGCACCGTCGAGCGGTTGAGCCCGAGAAGCCGCGCCGCTCCGGCGATGGAGCCCGCTTCCAGCACGGCGTCAGCAGCGGCTTTCGCCTCGGCTGGTGTCAACTTGAAGGACTGCCCCTTGCGGCTGCTCAAGGCCGGCCCCTCGCCTGCCCTTCCCGCCGCCATTTCCAGATCAGATGCGCGACCTGGAGCAGGACGTAGAGGATGGAGACCGCTGCGAGCCAATCGTTCAGCGTGAACGACCACACCGCGACCGGGGGAATGGCCTTGACCACGGCAGAAGTCGCGTCCCGGCCGATGTCGTGATGCGCCGGGCTCACGACTCGCCCGCCTGCTTCTGGGCGTCGGACGCCCCCCAGCGATAGCCCGCATAGCCGCTGATGACCGCCGAGACCATGGCCCCGGCCAGCCCTGAGATGATCGGCAGGTTGGCCTGCGGAACGGTCAGGACGAACAGACCCAGCAGCACCCCGCCGATCACCCCCAGCGTCCCCAGCACCAGGATGGCGTCGAGCGGCGATGCGCCATGGCGTGGTCGGTGCGGCCGAGGGGGCTTCGGATCAGGCTCGGACATGGAGCGTCCTCCCATGGACAGGGATGATGATGGGACTGGCGAGGGGCGTGCTTATTGACCGCGGGCCGATGCGCCCATCAGCCCCGGCGGCTTGTCGGGCGGCCCCGGAATGATGGCCGCCGTCGAGGGCTGGCGCGTCATCGCCTGGGCGTAGGCCGGCGTCTTCGGCAGGGCCTCCAGAAGCGCCGCAACCTTCGGGTCGATGCCCTGCGGGACCGGACCGTTCAGATACCAGCCCTTGTCGTCGGGCCCGTGCACGACGTTGTAGGTGTGCAGGTCCTCATGCCTCAGCAGAGCGTCGTACATGCCCTTGCCGACGAGGCTCTGTTCGGGAATCCCGATGGCCTTCAGCGGCGTGACCACGCAACCGCCGGTCATGTGGTGGTTGTAGTCGTCAGGGCCGGTCCCGACGCCCCAGGCCCGGCACCAGTCGGAAGCCGCCTGTTCGGTCGGGAAGGTCCGGATCACATAGCCGGGGGCCGGCGGCAGGCTGTCCAGCCCCTTCGGCGCGGGTTCCGGGTAGCGGCCAGGTCGGAAGCCGAACATCTTTCTGCAACCTCCTGCAAACCGTCTCAGTACAGACGCGAAGGCTTTGGTCATCTAGCCATTGTGGGAGCGCCATCCGCGTTGCTCAGTGGGCCAGCTTGGCTAGCGGAGGGGTTGTGGTAGGGTCTCCGGATGGGAGCGGCGTTCGCTATAGTGGTCGCGTTAGGCGTCGGCGTCCTTGGGGGCCTGCTGATAGGGCGCGCCCGTTGGCGGAGGCCGCCCAGATTTGAATCCGCGCGCGAGCTCGTGCTTCTTCGAAGTAAGGATGTGCAACCGGGCGGGGTGGTGGTGTTTGGAGACAGCATCGCCGAGCATCAAGTTTTTCAGTCTTTTTTTGGCTTGCCGGTGTTCAATACGGCAATTGGCGGTGCGAGACTTCAGGACATCTTGCCGTTAATAGGGCCAGTCCTGACAACTACCCAGCCAGTCAGAGCCGTCGTGCAGATTGGGGCCAACGATTTTCGCTTCAGCCCCGGGACCCCGCTGGCGGACTTTCGAGATCAACTCGATCGTGCGCTGATGATGCTTCCTGCCAAGTCCGTCGTGGTAGGCATGACCGCCAATCATCCCGCCAATGCTATTATGCGCGAACTCGCGGAGAAACATCGGGGCTTTTTCGTGAATGGCGTCCCACGATCCATGACCGTTGACGGCGTCCACCACACCGCCGCAGGTCGAAGAGAGTGGAAGCGGCGCGTTCAGGCCGCTGGCGGCGCAAAGATGATTGCGGAATCAAGCTCAGCCCACGGAAGCGACCTTAAAAACGCGATGAGGCCGGGCGCATAGGTCCGGTATTCGGGATCGTCCATGATCCGCGTCGGCGCCACGAACATGCCGGTCAGCGACACGGCGTCCCCTACCGCATAATCGCTGGCGGCGTCGTTGAGGTTCACGCCGGCGCCCGGGTTGGCGCCATCCACCGCGCGCGGCTCCACGGCCACATTCTCATTGTTGAAGCCCTCGGCCGCCACGCTCTGGGCCGCCGTGAGGATGAACATGTTTTGCGCGCTCATAGGGCATCCACTCCGGTCTTGAAGGCGCTGAGAGCGGTGTAGAGGTCGGCGGCGTTCTGGCTGGTGAGCGCGCCGCCGAAGCCACCCATGGCGACCGTCGCGGCTGAGAATGCAGCGCTCGCTCGCAAGAATACGATATTGTTCGACACCGGAGAAACGGACGCGTGAGCATCGGTGCCCACCGATGCGCCGTTCTTGAACAACTCCTGCGCCGTCGAGACGGCGCGGTTCGCGTGGATCAGGCCACGCCCGTCCGTGCTGGCCGCCCCCGCCGCTGTGGTGGCGGTATTGATCTGGCCCTGCACCGTGTCCGTCGTACGACGGCCATAGATGATCGTGTTGCTGGGACCACCTTGGCCGAGCTGGGGGTTGTTCTCGGCGGTCTGCTGAAGGCTCCAGACGAACGCCGATGCGCTGTCCTGCACGAACTTGGGGGCGCTCGCCGTGGTGGGGTTGAAGTTGGTGTCCAGGTACGCCGCCGCTCCATCTCCTGCATAACCCGTCTTCGCCGTGAAGGTCGGGCTTGAAACGGCGGTTAGGTTGTAGGTCCCGGGGTTCTTGATGTTCAGCCGCGCCGCTTGGGCCGTCTCGACATTCATCAGGTACAGCGCATCCAGCTTCGCCCAGATGCCGGCGTTGATGAGCGACGTGATGCAGGTGTTGTAAAGCGACTTCAGTCCGCTGCTCGGCTGGGTCGTCATCGCCGCGAAGGCTGCTCGCGCCTCCGCGCTGTACGGTCGCGGGGCAAACAGAATCTGCCTCAGAGCCGGAGTCATTAGATCGCGACCGTGTGCAGGGTGATCTTGTAAACCGTGCCCGAGGCCGGTGTGTAGCCGCCAGCCGTCACCAGATAGCCGAACAGGCTAGACGAAGCTGCCGTCACCTGCTTGTTGATGCCGTTCTGCTCGACAAACAGGGTCGATCCGAGATCCACCGGCGAGCCCAAACTCACCGCGCCCAGGAATGAGGCCCGATCCCCTGAGGGAAGGTCCCAGGCCGCATTATCCACCGCAGCCGAGGGCGGCGTCACGCTGTAGAGATAAAGCGTAAAGCTGGTCATGCCGGCCGGGACCGCTGAGGCGTCGATCTCCAAGCTGGCCGAGGTGACCATAACCTCCCCGCCGGCCGCGCCCGCGATACTCGGGAACACGAACGCCGCCGCCGTGGAGGTGTCCGTCACGCCGATGATGTCGCCTGCGGTGTAGGCCGCAGTGTCGGCCGGACGCGCGTGTGACACCGCAGCCGATCGGCCCTGGCCGCCGACCGGAAGGGGATTGTTCGCATCGACCGATTGTCGGTTGAAGCCGTCCGGCTTCAGGAATTGCAGGAGGGACATTGTTTTCTCCGCTGTCTGTCGCCTCCACCGTGAGGGCGGAGGGACGGGTGCGGATTGGTGTGGTAGGAGGGAGTTGTGCTGGCGCTATTACTCGCCCTACAGCAGCCATTGACCCTCCGTTGCGAGGGCGTGGCGACCTATCGTCAACTGGGTTGGGTGGCAGACGACATCGCCGCCATCCCCACGTCTTCTCGTCAGGTCGTGACTGTGGATTTGTCGGTGGACGGCGCGCGGGTGCGGCTTCCCGCGACCATGACGCCGGCGCTCAAGATCGGCGACAGGGACGGCTGGTATGCGCTCACCGATCTTAGCGTGTCGGAAACCGCGATTTCCGGGCGATTCCGGCTGAACATCGTCAACCGTCCAACTGTCAGCATCGACCGCATCACGGGCGACATCGACATTCGTGGGTCCGGAGGGCTCAGCTTCCAGGGGCAGTGCGCGAAGGCCGCAGCCGAGGCCAAGTTCTGATGCTCGACGCCGAAGACCTCCCGAAGCGATGGCAGCGCTGGACGGCGGAGGCCGCTGGTGCGGTCGCCATCGTCGTCCTGCTGTTCCCGATCTGGTGGTCGGCCCAGCACCTCAAGCCGGCGCTTCCATGGCTTCTCGGGAAGCTTACTGCGCTCTTGCACTAGCCGCGCCCGACCCCATGGCGAGCGCCCGCTGCACGGCGAGCCATTGCGGCAGGCTGAAGTTCGCCGCAGCCGGAGCCGCTGCTGGGGCGGCTTTCGTCCCGCCCTGCGCGATGGTTTGCAGCAGCGTCGCCACGCGATCCGCCGTCGCCTGATCCGCCGCCCGCTTGGCCGCCATGCCGGCCACCGCAACCGGCAGCGTCGCGCCGTGGCTGGCGACGGCCGACGCGCCTTGAAGCGCGCCGATCAGGCCATTGCCTTCGGGCGAGAACTTGCCGATCTGGCGCAGCGCGTTCGTGCCCTTCGTGCCGGTCACGATCTGGTCGAGGAGTTGCTGCTCGTCAGGCGTCAGGTTGGTGATCTCGGCCGAGTGCAGCGGGTCGATATAGCGCGACAGCTTCGACCGCGTGGCGTTGTTGATGTTGCCACCCGAGCCCGAGCGCCCCGCCGCGATCTCGGCGCTGCGCACCGCGTCGTTGATCGCCTTCAACTTGGCGTACTGCGTGTTCGCCTGACGCGCAGCCTTGATGAGGTCAGCGGCCCTCTGCGGGTCTGCTCCGATCATCTGCTCCGGCGTCGCGGCGTCGATGAACTCGTCGATGTTCTTGACCATCTTGCGGCCAAGGAACTGATCGCCACCGCCCGGCGCATTTGTTACGTCCCGGTTGATGACCTGGCGGAGTTGGTCGAGGTCCGTCAGGCTCAGCGGCGTATCGCGGTAGTCGTCCAGGCTCTTGAGCATCGCCGAGGCGGCTGGGTGAAGGTCGGGATTGATCTTCGCCGCCTTCATCTCATCGCCCACGCCGGTCACGAGGCTGTTGACCGCCTCGGGCGTATAGATCGCGCCCGCGTCGTCGGCGGCCTTGTAGGCGGCGTTCTTGGCGCCGAAGAGCTGTTGCTCGAGCGCCACTGGATCGGTCGTGCTGGCCGGTGTCTCGCCCACGCCGATGGCCTTCAGGCCCGCAGCGGTTCCGCGCCGAGCCGCCCGCGCCGCGCCAAAGACAGCGGGGATCGCGCCCCCAACAACCATCGCGGGCACGGTTGCTTCGTTCGCGTTCTGAAGCCGTTGCTGGAGCGTGCCTTCGCTTCCGAGGCCATTGACCTGAGCCGCGAGCCCCGCCGTCACGGCCGAATCCGCCCCAGGCTTGAGCGCCCGCGCACTGGCGGCGAGAAGCCCGCGCGCGGGAGCCGCAGAGGCCGCGACCTCGGGCACGGCAGACGCGCCAGCCGTCGCCATGGCGGGAACCGCCTGGATAGCCATCCCCGCGCCCTTCACGAGGTCGGAGGCGACCGGATGAGCCGTCTCGAAACCTTGCGCCAGCGCCGCCGTGCGGCCCTGGTTGGCGAGGTAGTGCTGGCGGATGATGTCGCTGGCGCTCTGGAGCGCGGTCTTGCCGACTTCGGGTTGCAGGTGGGCTTTGCCGGTCGCGAGATCGGCCCCGGTCTGGAGGAACGCCCGAACGGCATCGCTCGCCTCATCCACGAACGGGATGCTGCGGTTCAGGGTCGCTGCGGCACCGGCGAGGTTCGCAGCGACCCCTTGCGGCCTCTCCACGCTGATCGTCACGCCGCCATTGTGAGATTGCCCCACGACCTGATCGGCCGCCGGTTCCGAAATGGCGGCGTACGGATCGACCGGCTCACCGAGGGCGACATACGGGTCCGCCATCACTTGCGCCTCAAGGTGCGGCCGTCAGGCGTCACGAACAGCGTTCCAGGAGCCAGCCTCGCCGCCTCCCCGATATTGCGGACGCGTACGGGAGCCTGAGCGGACGGCTCAGCCGTCTCGCCGCTCTGGCCCGCCGTGGTGGCCCCGATGCTCTGCGGCGTGTACGCCTTGGCCTGCGGGTCGTGCGGGCCATATCCGTCGCGCATCCGTGCGAACGCTGCGGCCTTGTCGGGGGTGAGCAGGCGCAGTGGGTCCTGCGCGTGCCCCATGCCCTGGTTGTATTGTTCGCCCAGGGCTTCTAGCCGCGAGTTGATCAGGCTCGCCATGGAATGGACCACAGCGCGGAGAGAGGCGGGCGACGAGGCGTCGTCCAACTGCGACTGCCACGCCTTGATGTCGGCTTCCGCTCCGCCGGTCCCGCGGAACACGCGGGTGAGTTCGTTGGCGACGGCGGTCTTGGCGTTCTGGAACGTCTTCACCCGCGAGTCCGTCCCGGTCGCCCCGGCGATCTTGTGCGCCACATAGTTGTTCAGCGGAATGCTGTAGTTGCCGAGCCCGTCGATCGCCTTGTCGAGATCGTTGAGGTGGCCGATCACGGTGTTCAGGGCGGTGATGTTCTGCGCGCTCTTGCCGGACGTGAAATCGGCTCGCGTCTTGGCCCGGGACTGATAGTCCGCCGCATTGAAGCTCGGATCGTATTGGCTCACGAGCTGGAGCATCCGCTGCCAGTACGGCTTGGAGATCGCGAACGACGACGGGAACGGCATCCGGCCTTCCGCCAGCGCCTTGACCTGGGCGCCCTCCGCGGGGGTGAGCTTGGTGATCAGGTTGTCGCCGGTGAGCCCCTGGAGCGTCGGCTCCAGATCACCGCTCTCGGCGCCGCTCGGCGCAGCGATCGGCTTGCCCTTCGGGTCGATGATGATGTGTGCATCGGCGGGGTAACCAAGCGCCGTCAGCTCCTGAGGCGTCGCCTTGTGATAGCCGCCGGCCGCCTCGGCCGCGTGGAGCAGCCGAAATCCGGGGATCTGCGGCGGCACGGTGTCCGCCCCGGCCTGGCCGGCAAGCGTCGGCGCCGCCGGCGCGTCCGCCCCTTGCGTGAATCGGATCGGCTGGCCGAGCTCCACCCCCGACATCGCGGTAAGCACCTGCCGACGCACGTTAGGGTCGCCAAGGTCGAGTTTCTGGTCCGGCCTCACCCCGAGCGCCTGCGAAACCGTGGCGGCGTAAGCCGCCGGATCGTTGCCGCCAGCCTGCGGCGCCCAGCGGTTGACGATGCCGGCCACGGTGTCGATGCCGTGGCGCTGGTGATAGGCCTGCAGGTTCTGGTCGGCCGCCGCGAAGCCGGCTTCGGGCGTGGCGAAGACCGCGTATTGGCCGTCCGAGCCGGTCTGGCCATCCCAGATGTGGCCGTTCGGCAGGTTGGACAGGTTCAGCGGGTTGTTGTTGCGGACGCCGCGCACGTTGAGGCCGCCGCCCGCATCGGTCGGCAGGATCACGCTGGGGGCGGCGGGAACGGCCTCGGCTGGCGCGGCGGCGGGAGGCGCCCCGGAGCCGTCGTCGGGTAGGTAGAGGTTTTCGTCGGCCTTGTAGCGGATCGGTTCGCGCACGCCGGGCGTGAAGGTCCCATTCGAGGGATCGAACGCGCTGGCGCCGAAGCCCGGCGTCTCGACGTGCTGGAAATCCGGTCGCGCGGCCTTGAAGGCGTCGAGGTATTGCTTGATGTCCACGCCCCTCGCCCGAGCGCGCAGCAGCAGCGGGAGTGCGTTCTGGATGGTGAGGGCCTTGCCGAACCGATCGGCGATCGGCGCGCGCTGCGGGATGACGCCGGAGAAGTCCGTCCCCGCGATGGGGTGGTCGGCGAGCGCCGGCCCCTGGCCGCCAAGCTCGGGGCTGAGGTCGCTCGAAATGGTCTGGGCTGCCTGGGCCGCGGGGGCGAGCGACGGTGCGGCGTCCGGCTGGTAGGCCGGGACCGCAGCCGGGCGAGGCGCGATGGGCCGCCCGGCCGCGAAGTCGGCGATGTCCTTCTGCGCCGCGGCGATCACGGGGGCGCTGGCGAGCTTCTGGCGCAGCAGCGCGGCCTTCGCGGGATCGTCCAGCGCGGCGGAAAAGATCGCCGCACGGTCCTTCAGGGTCAGGTCGGGCGCGGCCGAGGCATCGTCCACCGTGTCCGCATAGTTTCGCGCGGAGGACCCGAACAGGCCCCGCAGCCCATCCCCGATCGCATCCAGAAGGCTCATGCCGCGCGCTCCGGCATCGTCAGCAGGCCCATGTTGAGGAACTTGTAGCCGCCGGGGCCGGTCAGGACGGCGTGCGGGTCCGTCTTCTCAACCTCCTGCGCGAGGTAGCCGAGGCGGTTCGTGCCCTTGGGCTCGCCCTTGTAGCGGAAGGACACCACCCGGCGACCCGCCTTGTCCTTGCCGACAGTCTCGATGTCGGTCTTCAGGCGCTTGTCCGAGGGCATCGCCATCGCCGCCGCCGCCGCCAGCTTCGCGAAGTCGACCGCATCCATGCCGAACTCGGAGGTCGATCCGTTCGTGCTCGACGTGCCGGAGGTGTTGGAATTGCCGGCGCTCGCCCCGATTTCGTTGGTGTCGACTCCGCGGAACAGACTGTAGGGCTGGTTGGCGTTAAGGCCGGAGATCAACTGCAGCAGGCTAGCCGGCGCCGCCGCACGGGCCTGGTCGAGGTTCTGCTGCGTCCCGCCCAGGTCGGCCAGCAGCCCAAGGTCGGCGCGATCATTGGTCGCCGTCGAATTGGAGAGATCGCCCAGCAGCCCTGCGGCCGCCAACTGGCGCTGCCTGTCGGCCTGGGCCATGCTGTTCGCCTGGCTGGCGTTGAACTGATCGCGCTGGTTCGCCTGGGTCGCGTTGAATTGGCGGTTCTGGTTCTGGGCCCCGGCATTGAACTCCGAAACCCCGGTCTGGCGGGCGAGGTCGGCGAGCGCGTTCTGCGTCGCGGTGTCGAAGGCTTGCGAGCGTAGTTGCGCATCGGTCGAGGCGCGGGCGCGGGCCAGTTGATCCTCCGTCAGGGCGGAGGTCAGGGCCGAACGGGAGCCGCCGAACTTCTGGCCCTGGGCCTGGGCGAGCGTCTGCGCGGCGCGGGTCTGTGCGGCGTTCTGGTCGAAGTCGGCCAGCGTAGTGTTGACGACCTTGGCGAGCTCCGGATTTTCGTAGGCGCCGAGGTCCGTGGTGAGCAGGCTCCCGGCGTCGGCCTTCGCCACCTGCGGTGTGGTGAACGCCTGCGCGGTCTGCGGGGTGACGCCGGAGGTGAGCAGGCCCGTCGCGGCGTTGGCGGCGGTTCCCAGGCTGGGCTGCCAGCCGCCCAGCCCTTGCGCGGCGCCGAACGCCTGGGTCTGAAGCTGCGACGGCCCGGCCACCAGCGACTGCGGGTCGGTGTCCAGCAGGCCGTTGATGCGGTTCTGTAGCCCCGTCACCGAATCGCTGACGAACTGCGGGTTCGTCGGCGTCATGGTGGTGTTGGAGGCGTTCGTCCCGGAGAAGGCGGACGACTGGTTGGAGTTGGTCGTAGAGGAGGAGTTGCCGCTTTTCGCCATCGGAGCCTCCTAGTAGGTCCGGCCGAGGCCGAGCGCGGCCAGCCGGGCGCGAAGGGCCGCAATGGGGTCCTGTGCGGGTTGTTGGGCGGATTGCGGGGCAGGCGCGAACGATTGCCGCAACTGAAGGCCGCGGCTGGGGCTGTCCAGCGCGGCGGAGAAGATCGCCGCACGGTCCTTAAGCGTCATCGGCGCCGCGCCGCTGGCCGCGGGTTGCGGCGGCTGCAGCGTCATGCCGCCGACAGCCTGACCGATCGCCGGGCCCGGGTCGAGCAGGCTGGACGGGCTTCCCCCCGTCACGCCCAGCAGGTTCGGGGCCGCGGTGGGGCCACTGACGTCTCCGAAGGACGGTCCCTGCCCCGAGGCGAAGACTGGCGAGGTGGGCGTGGAAGTGGTCTGGTCGTCGCTGCCGCGCGCCATCTCTAGAGCTCCTTCCGCAGCAGGGGACCGAGCGGTGCGTAGCCGGCGTCACGGAACACCCGGGCCCAGCCCTTGCGCCCCTCGCCTGTCGCCCACATGCAGCCCATGGCCCGCCCGAACGCCTCGATGCCGGGGCGCATCCCCAGCAGTTCGGCCATTCTGCCACCGCCCAGCCAGATGTGGATTGAGGGGCCGAAATCCTTCAGCAGGCATTGGGTGACGACGGCGCATTGCTCGCCCGGCCACAGTTGCGCGCGACCGGCGAGGATCTGATCCAGCAGGCCGTTCCGGTCGGTTTCGGCGTGGATCGCCAGGGCCGGCTCCAGGAACGACCAGCAGCGGTCGAATTGCCTCCTGAGCGCTGCGGTCACTTCGGCCTGCGGGCGACGATCTTGCCCTCCAGCATCGGCGTCCCCATGCGGAACGACACCGGCCCGGCGGCGAAATCCAGCCGCCACGAGACGATCCGACCTTCGACGTGGAGGTCCGCCTTTTCCTGCCCGGCGGCGAGCATCACCGTGGCGGCGGTCACGTCGGCGCTCTGCGGCTTCTCGCGCGTGGAGATGGTCAGCGACAGGGTTCCGACCTGATCCTTGAAGTCCGGCCAGAAGGCCCGCAGCAGAATCGCCTGTTGTCCCGCCGAAACGTACTGCGGGCCGGCGGCCAGCGAACCGCTGATCTGGCCGCCGTCAGCCGTGGCCCCGCGCTCATGCCAGTAGATGTTCCCCGACACATCCACGCCGATCGGATAGGTGGCCGGGCCGGCGTCGATGAACGCGGTCCTGGCAAGCCTGGCCTTCGACCACCAGCCGTTCGCGAGGCTGGTGAACACCGCCCGGCTTACCTCCAGGCCGTCCCTCACGTCGGGATAGAAGAACCACACCTCGCCGAACGCCGAGAGCGTCGCGGCGGCGATCTTGTCCTTCTGCGACGGCGTTAGGTTGGCCCGCAACTCCTCACGCATCGGACAGTCCAGCGGCTGCGGCTCGCCGCCGAGCGGCATGGCGTAGAACTGGAGGTCCGGGGCCAGCCAGTAGGCCGCCTGCCCTCGCGCCACGGCCGCGTTGGGGCCTATCAGGCCACAATCCTCGCCCATGCGGGTGAAGCGATAGACCTGGTCGGGATCGCCCACATATTGGCTCTGCCAGACTTCGTTGGTGGTCCAGATCAGGTTCGCGTAGCCGACCGGCTTACCGGCGACAACCCGGCCGGCGCCCTCAAGCACCGTCTCCTCGGCCGTGGTCCCGAAGTCGGTGTTCCAGACCGTTTCGTCGGCAAGGTCGCTGTTGCGGACGCAGCGGTTGTTGAAGACCCCCGAAAGCTCCTCGTTGCAGCCCAGCGCGAGGATCGCCCGTTCCGCCGTCGTCAGGATCGCGGTGACCTGACGCGGGGAGTTGGCGATGGGCGCCGCGACCACGGAGGTGTCGTTGTTCCACTCGTAGATCGCGCCGCCCCTGGGACAGGCGATCAGCGCCTCGCCAAGGTTGCCGAAGCTCCACGTCCGAGGGAAATAGTCGGCCGTGGAGGGCTGGCCGTAGCCGCCGACCCCATAGGCCCCGGTCCCGTAGCCCTGTGTGCCCGTACCGTTGACCTGGCCGGCGACAAAGGCGTTCTGGGGCGCAACCACAACGGCCGCGCCCCCGCCTGAGCCGGTGGAAGTGGCTGCGGCCCCGGCGGTGAACGTGAAGGTGTCCGCCGTCACCGCGGTAACGGTCCTCGTTCCGTTGAGGTTGGCTGCGACGATCCCGCCCGCATCCGTCGCCCCCGAGATCGTCACGCTATCGCCGGAAGCCAGTCCATGGCCCTTCCACGTCACCACGACGGCGGTTGACGTGTTGGTGGTGGCGAGCGGGTCGTTCCCCAGCTTGGCCGATGGCATCGCAAGCGTCGGGGTGATGTCGGTCAGCGCGCCGCCGCGCCAGACGTAGAGCCCGGAGTGGGTTCCGAAGGCGATGTTCAGCAGGCCATTGTTATCGTTCCAGACGTGGACGCCGCGGCAGACCCCGCTCAGGGTCGAAAGGGTCAGGCGCTCCCATCCGCCGGTCGGTTCTGGAAACAGCGGCTGGTCCGGCCCGGAGCGCGTCCAGCGGATCTTGTCGGCGTCGGTGAAGCGGCCGCCGCGGGCCAGCACCGTGTCGTCCGAGATGACCCCCGGGGCGTAGCTGAGCGGGAACGTCGGCATGGCCCCATGCTGCGGGCGGGCCGGACGGTGCGGGTTGTGGGGCCTACTTAGGCTGGACGCTGCGCCACAGGGATCGAATCAGGACGCCTGTCGAGTTGAGGAAGGCGAGCGCCACCAGCAGGTTGTTGGCCTTGGCGATCTCGTCCAGTCCCCACCAGTTGCCAATGATCGCATGGACCCCGATAGCGATGAGCACAACAACAGTGCCGACCGTCAGCGCGTCGGCGAACCATTGGCCGGATTCATTTCCACGGCCGTTCTGCTTGCGCGCCATTCATAATTCAGAGGCCACGATCGCCGCCACGCCGCCCGCGAACATGTCGAAGTAGGACAGCTCGCCTATGCCACCTGTGAGCGGAACCACGGCTTCGCGATTTCGCCCAGGACGCCGATGTCAGCGCTGGTGCTTGCTGTAGAGGGTGGCGAGGACGCCGCCGGCAACCGAACCGATCAGCTCCACGGCGGTCCCCACGCGACCAGCCAGGACGGCCGGCAACGCCAACGCCGGGACCGCGACGGCCATAAGCGAGCCGAGGGCGGCGGCGGCGACGAACATGCCGCCCATGAACACCTTCCACTCGAACATCGGACCTTCTCCACGCACCACGTGTGCGGCCGCGAACTTAGGTATGGGCCTGCGCCGTGTCAAAGTCGTCCGGGCGAACCCGCCTCCGATGGCCTGCGCCCACAGTGCTGCGAGCCTGCAGATTCTCACACCGACAAGCTTAAGCATGCTTGAACGGTTTCCGATAGGCGTTCAGGGCCGTTGGCCGTCCCTCCCCATCGGTCGCGCGGGTTGTGGTAGGAGGAGGGATGGATGGAACCAGCGGGCCCGACCAAGCCAGGGCGGCGAATGACGAGGGCGTCCGGGCCCTGCTGCGCGGCGATCCGCGATCAGCGATCCCGCACCTTCTGAGAGCGACGAGCGCAGCGCCAAGCTGGGATTTGCCGC